TTAATTTGTCTTTTTCATTTGGTTTTCATTTTGAGTTTGGAGAAAACAATTTCAACATCTCAGCACGTGAGAGCCGACGTGTGAACTGGTCAGGGGTGACGCCAGACTTCTTCAGTCGATTCTGGAAATCAGCATCGTCGTATATCCCAGAATTTTCAAGAAAATCTTCCCAAGCGTCGTCTTGAGTAAGTCCGAACGATCGCTCCATAAATTTGACTATTAGGGAAGATAAAAAATCCCAAGCTGCTTCGTTCGTTCCTGCAGAATCAATAAGAAGGCCTATCCACCTAGAGGGCCAAATAAGTGGGTTAGTAACTTCCTTCGCAGTTATTGCTGCCTTTGAGAAATAATCAGTAGTGGGACGAAAGGGCATAGCAAATACGCCGGGAACACCGATTTCCTCAAATCTAACAAAGCTACGCTTGAGATAATTTAATCCTGGACGTTCAACAAATGTGTTGAGAGGACGTCCTTGAGCGTCTCTATGCGTGAGAATGGTAGAAAAAAAAGGATCTTGCCCAATATGGACACGACATTCATCACGTTTGAGAGTCAAACCCCAATTCTTAGAGAAGAACTCTTCAATAAGGCCAAATTTCCATTCAATCCCTTGGTGATCAGTTTTGGTCTTAGTCATAAACTCGACAATTGTTTTTGGATAAGCAAGTATGCAATTGTCACCATAAATTTTACCTTTCTTTTTGCAAGCAACAAATGACGCTTCAAGGTCAGGACGCTCCTTTCGAAGAATACGATGCAGGTAGAATTCAAAAGTACGATTGGCAACAGCAACATATACCGAGTCTCCCCATGATGTTCCGTACAGCCCAGAGAACATGACTCCAATCACCCATCGATATTCATTTCCAACCCATTTCACAAGCGTGACGGCAACAGAGTCAGCACTATCTGTCATAAAGGCACGCATAATCTCACGAGCAAAAATTTGTCCTTCAGTAAGTTCTTCAGTCCTTTTGACACGGGACATACAAAGTGAGAACAACAACGTGAGCATTCCAGGGAGGAGAGTTTGGTCGAGTTTGGAGAAGTCATACTCGAAGTACCCCATATGCGGGTCATAAGCACCAAGCTCCTGTGCAAGCGCCTCAGCTCCACCACCTGCCCACTTAAACCCGATGCCAATCCTACCTCGACCATAGAACTGGGGAAAAATGTCGACATACAAGAGTTTGTCAATGAGGAGCTTAAGCATGGACATAATAAAGAAAATCCTAGTCTTTTTGACATCATCAAGGGGGCCTTTGACTTCAGCTTTAACAGCAATCTTGGCCATCGTTCGGGGAAACCAGTCAACACTGTACTTCCCAACGGAGATCTCGGATGCTACTTTTGTAGCGAGATCATTCAAGTTGTCTTTGACACTCAAGTATGCATTCTCTTGATGTCCAGTGTTGACAAATTGCCAGATGACGTCGTCAAGTCTCTCCTCATATTGGGCAACATTTAAATATCCACATGACACTCCTTTTTTAAAAGGAATGGCCGCAATAGCAGCAGGAGTAAACTGACAGGGGTCAAGCAGTTCAGAAGGGCAATGGGCAAACATCTGGGCAAATGCGAGAACAATATCTTTGGCAAACAATGGTTGGATGTCAAGTGGTTTTTCTCTGTAATGATCTATCGGACGTTCCATAACTGGCCACAGTCTGTTCTTGAGAATATTTTCCAAGGCGATGCGCACACCTTCAGCAGACCCGCCGGTAATAAAGGCTCCAACGGCGAAATACTTAGGGTCACCATTGTTGCACTCATAAGCACGTCGAGTCATGCAAGATAACTTGTGTTCATTGGCCCACAAGATGTTAGGTTTGCGACAGCAACAGTCTTTGTAATTCACCCAACGATCAGCTCTCCACTCAAGGATTAAATTGTGGATAAGCTGTTCAGGAGGGTTTGTCAAGGGCATCGCAATAACAGAAAAAAAACAAGGCACAACATCCACAGGAACTAGGTTAGCACCAGTCAGAGACTGCACAGACTCAATAGTCCCATTAGGTGCGTCAGACAGTGCTCTGCCTTCGGCCTTGAGATAGCGGAGACTAGTAACCATTGCTTGAAAAACTCGCAATTGAGCTACGCAACCTGGCTCGCCTAACAACACATCGTAGTCCTTAACAAGCCCGACAATATGATCAGGAACAGGAGTTCGAGGATTTGACTTGAGGGAAACACGGATAATTGACTTCTTAACCATCTCACCGTCGGGAAACTTCTCTCCTTGGAGATAAGTTGTAAAGCGGAACCAGGTGCGAAGATGCAAGCCAACCTTAAGACTTGGGGGATAAGGGACGTCTCCGAGCGCACTCCACAGGCGTATGATCCCCGTCCTGCAGTAATTTTCCGAGCTCAAAAATCTTTTGTTAATGATGAGAAAGTGG